GATTAAAGAATTGAGGAGAATGATAAACGATAACTAGAAGGTTGGAAATAATTAATATATCCCGACAAGGATTTTCGCCAAGAAAACTCTAACAGATGAAAGTGTTAGAGTTTTTTATTTTTTACATTTATTTTTACTAATAATTAAAGATTTTAAAGTAAAAATGAGGATTATTTAAAATGATAAATCAAAGATTTGTGATTACTCATACAGACTTAAATGTTGGAGATCCTATAGTATTAAATGTAGAAATAATTAAAACTAATACTTCTGTAACTGGGAATGCCGATGCAAGAAAATTACATCCTCAAGAAATTCAAATTATAAATGATTGTGGGGCTCCATTAGAATGGTTAAGTTTAAATAGTGCAGCTGAATATGCTGAATATGTAGCAAATCCTTCATCATTTACATTTGTAAGATTATTAAAAACGTATATACTACAAGATGATTTTACTTCATTTGGTAGATGTTATAAATTTATAATTCATGCAACTGCCTTAACTGCTACATCATCTTTAACAGTAGAATTTATAGGATATAAAAATTCACCAACAAGTTAATTAAATATTATAAGGGGTATTATAAAATGAAAAAATATGAAATAGATAGAAGTGGAGACAATACATTATATAAAGATATTCTTAAAGAAAATAAAGAAATATTAACAGAAGCTTCCATTACAATAAATACTGTACAAGATGCGGAAGAATCTATTGCTAAATGTATTATGTTTATTATGAAAAAGAAAAATATGAATAGATCAACTTGTATTAGTTTTATAGGTGATGGAATTATTTCTGGTCTAGATTCTGCAAATGAAGTATTACAGAATATGGCAGATTCTTATCCTGAAAAATTTGAAAAACAAAAAAAATTAATCGCAATTGGAGTATCTAGAAAAATAATGGCATATGCTAAAATGAAATAGGTAATTATATATGGGAACAAAATTAGTACAGCCTAGTGGAATACCTGATGCGCCCAGTGATGGAAATACTTATGGAAGAAAAGATGCAAATTGGACTGTTGCTGGAGGAGGGGGTGGAATATCTGATGCTCCTGTAGATGGATCTGCTTATAGTAGAAAAAATGCAAATTGGGAATCAGCAGAAATTATAGTTACTAATACTTTTTATATAGATAATAGACGAATTGATGCCTATACTCCAACAGGTGCAATTACAAAACCTTTTAAATCAATTAATGCTGCATTATCTGGAGTTGTTTCACCTTCTGATAGTAATAGATATTTATTAAAAGTATCTCCAAATAAATATAATGAACAGATAACGCTTAAACCATTTGTCCAAATTGATGGAGAAGCCGTAGATTCTGTTATAATTCATTATGACGGTGATGTAGTAATTGCTGGAGCAGGAATGAGTTCATTTGGAAGTATTATTCAAAATTGTACAACTTCTTGTGAAAGTGCTGATCCTACTAAAACAGCTATTAGATGTCAAACTGGTGGAAATTTAGTTTGTTCTAATGTATTTGCTTTATGTTCTGCAGGAATAGGTACAATTGTAGAAGGTGGATTTTTTACTGCGTCAAATTTTGGAATTTTATCTGCAACTGATGGACTTAGATGTAAATCCGGTGCATATCTTACACTTACGGCTGGATGTACATTAACTGGATTAGGATCTCCTTATTATGATTTAGTAGTAGAGGCAGGTGGAGATTATATAACTGATAGTTCTACGATGTATATTAATGATAGAGTGAGTATATTAGGTATTATTACTCTGCATTCTTCTTCAAGTAACATTAAAAATGATAGTCTAGTTCCTGGAATTACAGTTACAGATGCATTAAACTCATTAGTAATACCTAGTGAATTAGTAAATAGAACTATTTATATTGCAACTACTGGAAATGATATAACTGGAGATGGAACAATTGGATTACCTTATTATTCTCTTCATAAAGCAATAGAGAATATAGGACATATTTTAAATGGAACTACTATAACAATTCTTATTGCTGATGGAATTTATGATTATAGTACCATGAATGATTTAATTATAGATAAAGAAATGATAGTTGGAGGTCTTGGTACAACTACTGGAATTAAAATTAAATCTCAAGCAGATATTAATTCTGCATTTACTATAGAAGATTCTGGAACATTTAGTGCATTAGTAGATATTGATAGTAATATACATATAGACACTTCTAAATCTTGGACAATAGATGAACATTCAGGTAAATTTTTAAGAATTAAAACAATGAATTCTGGTTCTCTTCCTTCTAATGGAGATGGAGTTTCTTATACTTATAGAATAATCCCTATTTTAAGAAATGGAATTGATTGGATAGAAACAGGATTTGTACAAGGTGGTTTATCTCAAAGTCAAGATATAGCAACATATGATATAGTTATACATAATGTTATATTAAATTTTGGAACTAAATATATATCTATTTCAGATGCAACAAATGGAGTACTTAATTTTTATGGTTTAAAAATTGTATCAACAGGACGTTTTAATGTTGGATATGATCATACTATAAGAGGAAATCATATGGATATTTTTGCAGGTATCTATAATACTCATATTTCTTGCTTATCTTTTAATGCCATAGATTCTTATTTACTTACTAGTTATTTATCCGTAACTTATTTATCTATTTTAAATGTTGTAGAAGGATCAGTTTTAACTAGTAGTTATACAACAAATATACAAAAATTTGAAGTTATTGATATTTTCAGAGATAGTGTAGTTCAAAATACTGCAATAAATAAATCTTCTTATCTTATTTATTTTAATGATTATGTAACAAGAATATTATCATTACAAAATAGATGTAAATTTATAAATATGAAATATGCTATGAATTCTTGTTATATGTCAATTAGTGCAAGATTATATTTTGATAATATAAGTTTCATGGTAGATGCTAGTTATCCTTTTGATGCAATATTAGTTACACCATCTAGTATTGTATTTAAAAATGAACCTCTTCTTGGAAGAATGTCATATGATGACACTACTCCAGCAACTACATACCATAATCTTACAAATACTTTTAATTATGCTTTATTAGATCCCTCTGGTCCAATAATAATTACAGCAGCAAGTGAATTACAAAATGATTCAAATAAAGCAGGAGTTCATATTGCCGATGCTCTTACAGGATTAGATTTAGTATATTTACCTATTGCATCATTTTCTGGATTAGAGCAAATTACTGTTAATACATCACCTCCAACTCTTCCTACAATAGGAGATGTATGGATCGATTCTGGAAATGGTACAACTTTATTTATAACAGGACCACAAACTCTTTCTGATTTACATGATGATATAGTTTGTAATTCTGTAAGTGGGTTTACTGTTAATTTGCCAACAGCAGTTGCGGCATATGTTGGGAAGAGATATAACATAAAAAATATTGGAGCTGGAGATATAATTGTAAGTTCTGAAGTAAATATTGATAGTACAACAAGTGCTACTGTTAGTCAATGGCAATGTATAACAGTATTATTAATAGATTTAGGTGCAGCTACTTACATATGGATAATAATATAAAAAAGAGGTAAAAAATGAGTTATACACCTTTAACTACCATAGCAAAAGAAACAACATTAAATATTCCATTAAAAAATAGTGTTAATAATATAAAAGAAACTGATGTAATAGGAAATAAAACAGATGATGTATTAGGAAATAGTATTTATTCTAAACTTTATATTTTAGAAAAACATATACATTCACCTGCTAAAGTCTATCCAACTTTAGCATTAGCAACAATTATAAATAAAGTTAATTCTTCTGCATGGGGATTAGATGCAACTTTTACTCAAATTATTCCATTAAATACTATTACAGTTCCTTTTGATATTCACTTTATAAATTTAGAAACAATATCAAGTAATGACCAATATGAATTATTATTATTTGAGGGTGGAATAGGAAATGAAAAAGAAATTGCTAGGGTATCTTTTGAAAGAGGTACTTCAGCAACAGATAGTTCTATTCCATGTCAAACTGAATTACTTGCAGCAAATTCTAGAGTAAGTGCAAAATTAACATCATTAGCAACATCAGCTAGAAATATATCTTTAAAATTACATTATCACGAATACTAAGAGGTTATTATGTCAATTACAACAACAGATGGTTATATGGGTGCGGCAAAACAAAGAATTACTATAATGAAAACAGCATCACGAGTAACTGTAGCTGCAATGCCTTTTAGTTTATTTGATGTAGCTGGAAATCCAGGGGCAGGAACTTTAGCAGTAGGTAATACTGCAAATGGTATATTTCCAGCAAATCCTACTGTAGCAGGATATCCTGTTTTAAATGCATTTGGAGGAGGAAATACTGGTTATTTATCCAAAGTAGATTTTGGATGTACAGTAGCAGGTAGATTTACTTTATTTGATAGATTATTTTCAGCAGGTGCATATAATTATAATGCTTCAGTAAGTTTAACAGCACAACCATCTTTTTTATCGAGATTACCATTAAGTGATTATAAAGGTTTAGAATTATGGGTAGAACAAGTTACTCCTGGAACCTTAATACAAAATGTTACTGTAACCTATACAAATGATGCAGATGTTCCAGGGAGAACTACTGGACCAATTGCAGTATCAGTGGCAGCAACTCTTGGTAGAATGTGGCAATTACCATTACAAGCTGGAGATAAAGGAATTAAAATTATTGAATCTGTTACTGGTACAGTTGCTTCTGCTGGAACTTTTAATGTGCATATTATGAGAAGATTATGGACTGGAAGAGTAGTTAGTGTAGCTGGTGGAGATAATCATGATTTATTTAAAACAGGGTTACCTCAAGTATTTTCAGATATGGCTTTATTTTTAATGGTTACTCCAGATAGTACAGCTTCTGGAATTCCAGAATTAACGGTTGAAATAACAAATGGCTAATATATTTAGAGAAATTCCTGGAAGATTAGATAGAAAGAATTTTTATCAAATAGATAATTATTTTTTCTCTTATTTACTTGTATCAAATAGTTTTTTTGGTGATACAACTGAAATTATAAATAATTCAATTATTAAAATTTGGAATGGTAATTTGATGATGTCATACAAAAGAATAAAAATTTGGAATGGTAGTTTTTGGATAACTAAAATATTAAAAATTAGAAATTCAAGTATTTGGAATTAAGGGTATAAGATAAATGAAAATATATAATTTTCATGATCATTTAAAAGGTGATACATTTGAAGGAACTACTTTTACTATTTTAGTAAATGGAATTCCATTATCTTTAACTAATTCTTTTATAAAAATGTCATTAAAAACAAATAAATCAACATTAAAATCAGATTTTGATTTATCAACTACAAATGGAAGATTATTAATAATTGATGCAATAAATGGAAAATTCCAAATTGTACCTCAAATAATAGATATTCCTGCAGCTTTATATTATTATGATATTCAAATTATTTTATCAAATGGAAAAGTTAAAACGTACATAGAAGGTCAGTGGAAAATAGAACAAGATATTACAACGGGAATATAAATGGCTGATAATATAGTCGTAAATATCATAGAAGAAATAGATGACGTATCTATTATTCTTACTTCTCCAATAGATGGAAGAGAGATAGAATTAAGAAATGTTTCTGGTTATATAGATTGGAGATATGTTAATGAAATTTCTTGGAAACATTTAGTTGCTTTAAGTGAAATTACTGGTCCCGCAGGTAAATATATTATTGCAGTAGAATTTTCTGGTAATGATATAAAATTTACTTTTAATGATACTTCTAATATTTTTTTATTAAATGCAAAAATAGAATTAAAAGGAGATCAAGGAGATAAAGGAGAAAAGGGCGATAAAGGAGATCAAGGGGAAAAAGGAGAATCTGGTCAAAGTTGGACAAAAAAGAAAGTAATATCTATTACGGGATATATAATTAAAGATACAATCATAGATGTAAATACTTCAGGAGTTAATTATACAGTAGATGGAGATATAATAGATTTAGAATCTAGTGAATTAGTATTTAATGATAATAAAATAATATATATTACTCAAAATGGAGTAGATCAAGAAAAAGGTGTAGATGTATTATGGTGCTCAAATATCTCATTTAAATTTAATATAGATTTAGATGTTTTAGATAAAATTTTAATATTAACCTAGGAGGTTAACAATGGCTAAAATTAACAAAAGACAAGTAGCATTTGGCGGCAATTTTGCATCGCTTTACAATCTTGCAAAAAAAGCATGGGTAAAAGCACTACCATTTGTTCCTACTCAAACACTAACATTAACAGCTGATCAATATAGTTTGATCAGTGCTACAGAATTACCAGGGAATATTTCATTAGGAACTGCCTCTACTTATTCTAGTGGTGTAGTTGCAGCAGAACTTGCTGGTGCAGTTGGAACAGCCGCTACTACTTATATTTCTGATTCATTAGGAAATATAGCTAATATTGTTCCTATCAGAGATGCTACAACAAATGATCCTATTACGTATTTAGATTTTGAAGTTTTTGGTTTAATTCAAGCTGCTAATGGTACTCTTGATGGAGCAGCGATTGGAGCAGCAGCTTCTGAAAATTTACAAGTATCATTTGTTTATATTGCTGCTGGTGGAACAGTAACTCTTGTTCCAATTACAGCAACAATAGAATTTGCTGTAAGAGTAATGTTAACAGAAGAAAATCTTCCTACTTATGAAGTTGCAATTGGATCAATAACTCCAGATATGGTAGCACCAACAGGAGCTTCTCAAAAAGTTGCTAAATATGTTGTTACAACCGCATTTGCTGCAAATGAAGTTGTAACTCTTACAACTGGAGCTGGAGGAGTATCTGGAATATCTACTCCATCAGGTGAATATTCAGGAGTAGTTCTTGGAGCTTCTGCTAATGCTTTTAGAGATAATAATCAAATAGAAATTCTTGAAAATGGAGTTGAACAAGTGAAATCTTCTGATTTTATTTGGGATTCTAATACGACAGGACATTTTATTATTGCATTAGATGTAACTGATACTTTTTCAGTAAAATATTTTGTTTAATATTTAAATTAAAAAACTCTATGGAGGGATATAAACTATCCCTCCTATTGTTATATAACATAGGAGTTAAAATATGGTTAGTCAAAAACAAGTAAAAAATTTAATAACCGATCTTGCAGGAAAAAGTTACTATCATGGAATATTAGCTCGAACTGTTGATACATTTAACCCATTACCTTCAAATATAACTACTACAACATTTACTCTTGGTGCTACTACTAATCCAATTACTTATTATTATCAAGGACAAAAAATAATTGTATCTTCAAATAAAACAGCAACTTTAACAGATGGAACTTCTGGATTATATTATATATATTTTGATGGAGTAACTGGTAATATATTAGCAACTAAAAATTTTCCTGGATTCGATATAACTTCAAATATACTAATTGCAACTGTATTATGGAATGGTACTGATTATGGACTTATATATGATGAAAGACATCTTTATAATAGAGACCATAGATGGCATATATGGGCACATTATACAGTAGGTTGTAGATATCGTAGTGGTATTACTCTCACACATAATGGGGGTACTGGATCAGCAGCTACATTTGCTACTACAGCAGGAGAAATTGCTGATGAAGATATTGAATTTGTAGTAAATGCTTCTAGCGCTTTTCCAACCCCAAATACTTGTAGATTATTTTGGCAAACTGGCGCTAATACAATGGCATTTGATAAAACAGCATCTACTGTTCCTTTTAAACAAGTTGGAAATTTACCTCAATATGTTAATTCTACTTATTCATTAGTTACAATGTCTTCTGCTGTTAATAGATTTATAAATGCATTTGTATATGTTACTACAGCTGTTCATACACCTATAACAATATTAGTTGAAACAGTATCAGCAGCAGTGGCAGCAGATAATGGCTATAAAAATGTAGCGGCAGCTAGAGATATTCCATTTCCAAATCTTGGTAGTTTTGGATTATCTCCAGAAATGAAACCAATTTATAGATTAATAATAAGAGCTGATGGAATATTACAAGCAATAGATACTACTCAAGATGATTATAGAACTGTTTCTAGCTTACCTATGGCAGCAGGTAATGTATCAACAACTGCATCTGCTGTTTCTTTTAATCCTGTAGGTACAATTTCTAGTACAACTGTACAAACAGCAATAGAAGAACTTGATTTAGAAGCCGTACATCTTACGGGAAATGAAACAATTTCAGGAATAAAAACATTTACAAGTTGCCCATTAACTCCTTCAGGAACTCCTACAACTAATTTTGAAGTGGCAAATAAATTATATGTTGATTCTGTTGCTGGAATAACCCCTACTTTAATTGCAGTTGAATCTTTTACTTTAACTACAAATCAAACTGAAATTATTTTAACAAACACCCCTATTGGGATAGAATATATGGTTATATCTATCAATGGAATAGTATTAGATCAATCTTTATATACTTTAGCAGATACAACCCTTACTTTATTAAATGGAGCAGGAAGTCAAACAACATTAGATGGAACTTTAATTACAAATCAATTTCCAATAGATGGTGATAAATTACGAGTACAGATTGTACGACTTGGAAATATATATTCTTTTGATCCTTTATCTATTGCTGCTTTAATAGATAATACAATAGATGGAAGTAAAATTGTAGATTCAAGCATACCAATTTCTAAATTATCTTCCTATAGTAAAATATATGTAGATTCTTTTACGGCTACAGCAAGTCAAGATGTTTATACTTTATCCCAAACCCCAATTGGGATTGAATATATGAATGTTTCAGTAAATGGAGTTGTACTTGATCAATCTTTATATGAAGTTAGTGGGGTAGTTTTAACTTTATTTGCTGGAGCTGGAAGTCAACTTACTATTGATTCTAAACTTGTAGCAAATCAACTTCCTAGATCTGGAGATAAAGTTAGAGTTCAAATTATGAAAGAAACTAGTATATCTATATTAGACCCTCTTTCATTTAATACAATAGCAGATAATTCTATAAGTGGTAGTAAAATTACATCAATAAGTATTCAAGGAACTAAAATAGTAGATAATAGTATATCTCTTGCAAAATTAATTCCAGGTGGAACATCTTCTAATTATACTAAAGGCGATAATACTTTTGGAAATATAAGTGAATTTGTAAATATTACAGGAGTTCAATCAGTTAATGGAGTAAAAACTTTTATAGAATCTCCAATTATACCAACTAAAATAGCAAGTACTAATGATACTTCTGCAGCATCAACTGCATTTGTACAAAGTGTTAATAAAGTAACAACTTTAGCATTATCTGCAGAAATAACAAATAATACTACAAGTGCAGCTAAAGTAACTAATTTAGATTTTGTTGTAGGAGTAGGAACTTACGCTTTTAAATATTATTTATTATGGCAATCGGCTGCCACATCAACAGGTATTAAACTATCTGTAAATCACACAGGAACAGTAACTTCTTTCGTTGCAAATATGAGTTGGGTAGATGATTCAGCAATTGCAGCAACAGGAGTAGTTAATCAAGCACAAGCTGCAGTTACAGGAGGAGTTTTAGGAGCTAATTCTGTAAGAGCTAAAAGTGCATTAGCAGATTGGTCTACTGGTGGATTAGTAGGAGTAAAAGTACAAAATGTAGATAATTTAATTATTATAGAAGGTCATGTAGTAGTTACTGTTTCAGGAAATCTTGAATTATATTTTGCCTCAGAGGTGGGAACATCTACAATAACAATTAAAAAAGAAACTGCTTTAATATTAACAAAAATTACTTAAAAATTTTTAAGAGAAAATAATGTTAATAACAATATTAATTTGCATATTTTTCTATTTATTAATATATTTATTATTTTCTAAGTACTAATAATTATAAAAAAGAAAAAAAGGAGATTTATATGTTTAATACTGTAATACAATTTATAAAAACAAATGTATCTTTTTTATTTACATTAATAAATAAAAATAAGTTAATAACTACTACTGAAGAAACAATAACTAAAATTGGAGATCCTATGAAAAAAATTAAAAAAATAAAAGAAAATTTGAAAGATTCTACAAAAAAGGAAAAAAAAAATATTGAAGAAGATATTAAAAAAATTAAACAATCTAAATGGCAAACTTATGTTCCTTTTACATTTTTTTATGGTAATAATAAATTTCAACCTTTATATTTTTGGATTTTTATTTTTTGTACTCTTGCTTCTGCCATGTTATTTGTTAAAATCTATGCAGCTGGGCTTGCAGTTAAGAAAGGAACTTTTACTTCTGAAATGATAAGTACCGCTGATTTAGGAGTAGTATTAGGTTTTGTATCATCTCTTGTTCTTCTATATAATAATAATAAAAAAAATAATATTAAAGAAACTTCTATATAATAAGGTAAAGTAAGAATGGATGAACAAACAGCAAAATCAATTGGTGAAAACATTGCCTATATTGTATTAGGTTTTGCTGCTTTTTTAAATATTTTTAAATATTTTTATTCATGGATAAAAGAATTTTTTAATAAAAAGAAAGAAGATAAAAAAAATAAGGATTCTGAAGTTAATATAAATATATTGAATTCACCAATTGACACCTCTTTTAAATTATCTAATGATGATTATAGATGTTTTTTATATTTTTTATTAGAACAAAGTAAACTTCTTAAATCAATAAATGAATTAAATTCAATAATTCTTAAAGAACAAATGGATTATTTACATAAACATATACAATCAATAAAAATAATAGTAACAGATATAATGATGACCCTTTTAAAAGACGCTGGAATAAGCGATATTCATTATGGAACTTATTTTACTAACTTTGAAAATTTTATGGAAATATGTGAAACAAATGTTCAAGTATTTTTTCGACAAATGTGTAGAAACACTCATTTTTCAAAATATTCTATTTCTGAATATAAAGATATTGTTGATACAAATATTTTATTAATAGAAGGTTCTTTAAGAGAATTGCTTAGAAAAAGATATCCACAAAAAGATAATATAAAAAATTTTAATAAAATATATCAAACTCAATCAAGGATTCATACAGAATTAAAAGATTGTTTTGATTATGCTAGAGATGTATCTATAGCTTTTGAAGCTAAACTTAAATCTACAAAAGATTGTTTTGAAAAGGAAGTTTCAAAAGTAATTGGAGTTGAATATACTTTAGATCAGTAAAAAGGTTGAATGATGAAACAAATAGAAACTTTAGAACAATTAGGGCAATTACTTAAAAAGAAACAAGCAGAAGCAATAGAAGCAAAAGAAAAAGGACTTGTTACTGTATATGGAAATTTAGTATTAGAAATATCTATATTGAAACAAAAAATAAAAAAATTTCAAATGGGAGGTAATTAATGGAATGGAATAAATTTATCCATAGTTATAGTAATTTTTCTAATTGTTTAGCTCATATGTTTGTAGGACAATATATAACCATTATAATATTTCTTCAAATTCATTCAATTTATTCTTTGTTATCTGGATTATTTATTGGTATTATTGTTGAAATATATCAGTATTATTTTTTAGACAATAAAGATCTTAAAATAGAAGATAGATTGGCTGATATTTCTCAATGGACAATTGGAGGATTATTAACATATCCTTTACACTTAATTTTATCTTATGTTTAAATTTAATTTAAAACCAAAAATAAAGTTTAAAGAATTATTTAAAAATAAGAAATTAGTTTTAAATTCTTTAGATACAGAAATTAAATTTGAAACAGAATTATCTGAAGATGTATTATTAAAAGCAAATATAAAAACTGATTTAAATCCTCAAATAAATATGGGGTTAGATAGAATAAAAGAAGTAGAAGTTGAATTTATAAAAAAGTTTTAAAACTTTTTATTACTAATAAATAGAAGGTACTTAATATGAAAAGATATACAAGAAAATTTAAAGAGGAAGACTCATATTTATCAAAGAATTTTAATAGATTAAAGGAGGTAGAGACAATAATTGTTTCTCATGAATTAGATAAAAAATTAAGATTAATAGCTAAAGAATATTCTGAAGAATACACTAAAAAATTTGGTGGTTCTGTAGATGATGCAATAGCTAGAATGTGTTTAAGTATAGTACAGGCAAATGTTAAATTGGATAATAAAAATGCAGCAAAAGCTATAATAAATTTAATGAAAGACATAATATGAAAAGATATAAAATAAAAGAAAATATAGATACACAAAAGATTTTTAATAAGACTATTCAAATTCTTATGGATGAAGAAGTATTGTTTGAATTAATGGGAGAAATGTTATATGATAATGCAGAAAATGCAATAGCTGGGAGTTTTGGACAATTATTACCAGATATGCTTAAAAAAGCGTTATATTTATATTTTAAAAAACATGAGAAAGATCCAGATAAATTTCTTGAATTAGATATTAAAAAAGTTGTTACCCTTTGTATGAAAAATTTAAAAAATAATATAAAATAAAAGAAATATAAAAATGAAAAGATATATAAGAAAATTTAAAGAAGAAGATTCATTATCAGATTTAACAGATATTTCTATACCACAAAAAATAAAAGATTATTTAACAAAAAACCCTTTTCCAAAAGATGATAGTGGTATACATAAATTAGCAGAAGATTTAGGAATAGAAGCTGATATACTTGAGCAATATGTTTATGCTATGTTAACTACTATTCTTATTGGTGGTAAATCTAAAGGAGATACTTCTAAAATAACAAAAGAACAATTAGATATAGGATTTGAAATAGAATATGAACACGTATCTCTAGATAAAAAATATGAAGATAATAAAGTCATAAAAGCTATTCAAGATATGTTTGCTAGAAAGATATCAAGTGATCATTTTTTTGAGAATGATGTTTACTATACTACAAAAACAGACTTCGCTGCAGAATTAAAAAAAGAAGCATAAATATGAATAGATATAATTCATTTAATTTTAAAGAAGATGCATTAACATATAAACAAAAACGAGATCTTCCTGATAGTGCATTTGTTTTTCCTAAAGAAAGAAAATATCCTATTCCAGATGAATCACATGCAAGAAATGCTTTAGCAAGAGTATCTGCAAATGGTACACCAGAGGAAATATTAAAAGTTAAATTTGCAGTTAAATCAAAATTTCCTAATATAGAGGTTGAAAAGTAGATGAAAAGGTATAAACAAAATTTTAAACAAGTAATTAAAGAAGATGAAGAAGAAGCTAAATCAGAAAAAGCTATAAAGGATCTTATTGATCTTAACTGGGGTAAAGATGAAGAAGCACAAAATACTGCAATAGCATTATTTAAAGCTCTTGTATTTGCAAACACAAAAGTTGCAGATAAATTCATTCAAGACTTATCAGATTTTACTTCTAAAATGAATTCAGAAGATTATAAAGAATCAACTGTTTCTAAAAAGAAAGATAAAAAGATTAAAGAATCTATGATTAATATAAATAATGTTGCATCAGCTTAATATGCTGTGGTAGAAGCGATTAATTATCTTACAAATAAATTTGGTATTGAAGATTCTAAAGTAATTAAAGCAATTGGATTTGCAATTGATAGTGCTTTTACTCAAATTCCATCTGAAAATAATACAGAAAATATAAAGTTTTCTGTTATTTCTAGATTATGTAGAGATCTTAAAGCAAGGATATAATTATGAATAGATACATAAGATATTATAGTGAAGATGAAGATGATAAGAATAACAATGGTATACCTGATTGGTTAGAGCCAGGGGTAACAGAAATATTAGAATTTTTACGGGATAATTCTTTTGGCAACGAAGAGGGACGTAAAATGTTTCTTGATAAAATGACTTCTCTCCATACAAGTGGTGATCGCAGGGCAAGACGCGCTTTTAAGTATGTTGGAGATATGTTTACAAAATTAGGTGATGAACTAATAAATTATGGGCAAGATAAAGAAGAAGAATAATGAATAGATATAAAACATTACAAGAAAAAGTTGAAGGAATTTAATTGATAGAAAAATATTGGGAACAAAAAGATATGTTAGAATATTTAAATTTAGTTTTAGATGAATTTAAAAATTTCAATTTTATTATTACTAATAATTATAAAGGAAAAGAAGATTTTCATTTAGAGGTTAATATATGAGTACAAAGATTTCATTAGAAGAAAGAGCAAAACAAAAAAATAAGATATTACTTATTGAAAGTATTTCTTATTTACCTAATATAGATGATATTAAAATAGAAACTAAATTTATTGAAGCTGTAGCAGGTAAACAATATGAATGTCGTGGTGTACTTAAAAATGTACCAGTTACTAGATTTATTGAAAATGCAAATTCAAGAATTTACCCAAAAGAATTATGGACTGAAGTAGAAAAGAAAAAAACATTTGAAGGGGCCGATTGTTTGGCGGACCATGCAGCAGAGGGAGATGGTAGTGTTTTAGATACTGCCGGGGTTTGGAAAAATTTTAAAGTTGGTGAAAATATAGCAACAGCAGATTTATATTGTATTGGTGCAATAGGATCATTATTACTTGAAAAAGCAAAAGCCGGTGGTAAAGTTGGTTTTAGTACAGTAGCCTTTGGGACTTTATCTGAATCTGACGGAAAAACGGTTATGACTGAAGATTTCGAGTTTGAAAACTGCGATTGGGTAAGAAAACCATCTCAAAATGTATATGCTACTCAAGAAAATTTAGAAGAAAGTGTAAAAGAAGAAATAAAAATTATTGAAAAAGATATTACTAATAAATTAAAAGAAAAAACGGTAGAGGTAAAAAACATGGATAAATATTTGGAACTCTCAATTAAAAACCAAATTAAATCTACCATAAAGGAAGCAATTGCTAAAGAAAACTACGTTGAAGCTATAAAAGAGCTAAAAGAAGTTTCTGATACAATTATTCCAGAAATGGCAGAACAAAAAGCGCAAGTTGAAACTGCAATTATGTCAATTCAAACTAAACTTGCTGAGCAAAAAGAACTAGCTCAAAAAGAACTTAAGGAATCTAAGGAAACTTTAGAAACTCTTACTGAAAAGTATCAAGTAGCTTGTGAAACAATTAATACTCTTAAAGAAAACCTTCAAAAAGCGCAAGTAATTGTTGAAAAAGCTGTTAATAAAGATACTCAAAAATCAATAGAAAAAATGAAAGAAGATATTGAACTCTTTTCTACTGATAGAGTAAAAATGGAAGAAGATATTAAACTATTTATAGAAGAAATAGAAAAAAGAAATGCAGATTTAAAAATATATGAAGAAGATACTCAACTTAGAGAACAAGATATTACTAAGTTTAAAGAGGAAAGAAAAAATATGAGTAAAAAGATTAATAAAACAAAAATAGCACTTCAACTTGCAGAAAAAACAATATCTAAACTTGAAAAAATTCTTGAAGAAGAATATGGATATGAATTTGATGATGAAGAAGATTCTTTTATAGATACTGGAAATGATATTATAGATGATGCATTTGGCTTTGAAGATGATGAAGATTTGTATGAAGCAGAAGAAGAGGAAGATGATAAAGAAGAAAAAAAAGAATCAATTACCTCTAAAAAGAAAAAATTAGTAAAAGAAACTGATGAAGACGATTCTGAAGATGAAGAAGAAGAAATGGAAGAAGCAGAAGAAGATGATTCAGATGATGATGATGAATTAGAAGAATCAGATGATGATGATGAAGAAGATGAAAAAGAATCAAATGAAGATAAAATGGCAGCAGTAAGAGCTGCTAAAAAAGAAGCAATTACTCAGAAAAAAAGAATTGAAGTTAAAGAATCAAAAGCTCCAGTAAAAGAAGTTATTGAATATTATAAAGCAGTTGTAAGAAATAAACCGGCTGTAAGAGACATTCAAAAACAAATTCTTAAATCAAGATCTTTATTAGAAGCAGTTAAAAAAGTTTCTATGTTTGAGAATAAATTTGGTAATGATATTCATAAACTCAGAGAATCAGTAAAAGATAATAAAGATCAAAAATTTCAAAAATACGAATTTAAGATATAACTCCTTTTTTTAAATATGAAAAACCTCTTTTAGAAATAAAAGAGGTTTTTTAGTTTATAATTATCAAAAAGTGTAAGAAGTTATTAAAGTATTTTTTACTAATAAATAATAAAAAAGATTATTATAGGAAGCAAAAAAGCTAATTTATAAATTAAATAAGTAAGCTAATAACAGCCATTCAAAATATCCACTTGAGTTTGAAAATAAACAATTTTATATATGATTTAAAGAACACTTTATAAAGTAATTTTTAAAAGAAGAAACTTATAAAATTAAAATTTATACAAATTGAGGTATAATAATAGTTATGAAACATGGAAGACAAACAGAAAAACTAAGTGAAGGTCAAATGCAAGAAGTTATCAATAAAGAATGGAGTTCTAAATCCAAACTTGGTGAAGCTTGCGTATCTAAATGGTCTAAAACAGATTTAGTTGGAAAAGAAATGCTAGATAAATATGCATCTAATCCTGCTAAAATTCGTAAAGCAGCCATTATGCTTGAAAATCAAGAAAAAGTTCTCAAACAGATTATTAAAGAAAATCTATATTCAACTACTTTTGGAACATCAGTAAAACCAGAACATATGCTTAAAGCAGTTTTTCTAGGTTCAGCTAACTCTAAACGTGGTGATATATTTACAGAATATCCTCTTACATCTACAGATGATGCACTGTTCTATATTCAAGCAACATATGAGCAAGCTCTTAGAGGAACAACTGCAAATACAAGATCTTATGAAAATTTAAAACCATATTACTCTGGTGAAGAATTTTATGGATCAGTTGGAACAGGTGCTGGTGTTGGTACTATAACATTCGTATCTGGTGCAATGACTTATATTCCACTTATCCCATTTAAAACACAAATTTTGTTAGATGGCGCTATTATAGCTGTTGATAATGGTTCTGGTACTCTTGTTGGAACGCTTCTTGATCCAGCAGCAACTAATACTGTTGTTTATGCAACTGGAGTTATTACTCTAAATTTCTATGCTGGTGCTGGTCCTTTAGCGGGCGTAGCAATTACTGCAGTATATAATTGGAACTCAGAACAATCCACTAATTATACTAATTATGGTACAATGAGTCTTGAACTTGTTAAAACTCGTTTTAATGCACGTCCTATGCCTCTTGGATATAGAATTTCAGATATGACACAAATTATGTTTGAAACTACTGGTCTTGGAGATGCTAAAGACTATATGGCTATGGCTGTTGGTCAAGAACATGCAAGAGCAAAAGACTATAGATCAGTAGCTCAAGCAAGGCGCGTAGCTTTAAGTAATGCAGTTGCTACTTTTGATACAGACTTTGCAGCAGCTGGTGAAATCAGTTATAAATCTCATGCACAAAGACTTCTTACAGAAATTGGAAGAGTTGGTGCTGTAATTTATGATGACATCAAAAGAGGTGGTATCAATAAGATTGTTGCTGGTTCTAAAGCAACTGAATATATGAAAAACCATGATCTTTGGAAAGATGTTATGGGTGATGTTAAAAATGGCGTATATCAATCAGGTACTCTTTCTGATATGGAGGTTTATACTTGTCCAGCAGATGCTTCACTTGTTGCAACTAACGAAATGTTACTTGTTTACAAAAATCCTCAAGAAGCCATGGATTGTTCAATAATTTTTGGCACATTAACAGAGATAGATTCCAGTTTAAGATACCCTAACTTCGTAACCGAGGGGAATTCAGCAGTCATCGAGGACACAAAAGTTGTAAATTCCAAGTTTGTAAGACTTATGACACTTGATTCACTTATTTAATTTAGAATAAATTTAGACAAAAGAAAACCACTCTTAATTGAGTGGTTTTCTATTTTGTTAAATAATTATAGTATTTTTATGTTGGATAATTTTCTATAAATATTTTCTTTTCCTCGTTTTTAATATAATTAATACCTAACGCTATTTCTGGTAAGATTGTTTTAAGAGATTCAAAAATTTCTTTTGAAATAAGAGAAAAATCTTTATTAATATAATTTTTATATAATTTCCAAAATAAAGTCCATCCAAAAGAATTAAAATCTGCAGGATAAACAATTTTTTTATCCCAAAATCCATTTTTATATTTAGTTTTTATTTTATTTTCTAATTGATATTTTTGAACAATATTTTCTGAAAATAATAATGGTATAGAATAATTTTAAAACATAGAAGATAAATAAAGGTGATATCTATTTACTTTTCGGAGTGCAATCCTATCTATGTTTTAAAATTATCTATTTAAATATTTATAAATCATTCCTGCCATAATAGGAATGTAAAAATCTATGGAATTAAAAATTAAACTCAAATGCTTACATAAAAAATTATCCCCATAATTATGAAATTTCCCCCAGTGTTTAGGTTCAATTTCACAAGGAATTATAGAAGCATCAAATTGGGTAAGTGTCCATGCATCCCCTTGCCACCAAAAACTAGGATCATCACAACTTACTTGAACATCAGCATTCTTTAAAACTTTTTTTATCTCCTCAATAGTTACATCTTTAAATGATTTAAATTCTGGATTTGATTTTAATAAAGAAAATATATCCAAAATTCTAATTTCTTGTGTATATAGATTATCTTTCCTCATACTCTTATCAGAAGTTTTTAGTTTTACTATCTGAGTATCAAATGTATAAGTAGGCTCAGATAAGAATACAAATGTTACCCAGCCTTTCTTTTTGTTAACTTTCATTTTGACTAATTTTGCAGATATATTACCAGCACCTTTTATTTTTTGTCTATCTTTCATAAAAATTCTAGTAAGATCAGATACTCCAGCATGCTTAGTAAGATCAGATAATCGTAAATCTTCTTCTAAAATATTTTCCTGTATTAGTCTTATTTTACAAGCGGGGATTTCCTTACCTGTATCAGTAATTATGATAAGATCTCCTTTTTCATTTATATAATTACTATCATATATAGCATCTTTATTTTTAAATTTTCCATATTTAAAATGATTACCTTTTTCAAGAGGAATTTCAATAGATTTTTTTATTTTAAATATTTTTGTTTTTCTGTCTTTAATTGAATCCCATATGATAGTTTTAACTTTATTAAAATCTTCCATATTTTTTGATAATAATTTTATAACTTTAAAATATAAATTATTATCAGGTTGTTGAAGTGTTTCTATAACTACTTCAATAGGACTTATATAAAATCTAATAGCACCTTCATTGTATGCTTGATACATAGATTTAACATAATTAAGATGATCTTTATTTGCATTAAATTTAACAAATTCATCTTTATCTGGAAAATACCAAGCTTTAAAAGGATGAAATATAATAGGATGCGAATTCTCTTTAAAATAAACTTTATATCTTTTCATTTCTTGAACCTTTCTTTTCTTAATTCATCTATAGCTTTTTTAATATTTTCATCTGTAGTCTTTGTATATTCTTCTTGTAATAATATAATTATATCTATAATATCTGTGAAAGAAATTTTAAATGTTTTAAGAATTATGCTATATTTATTATTTTTAATATATTTACGAATTATATACTGAGTATTAGAACTTAGATTCACATTATTTTTTAAAATTAAAAGGAGTATATCTTTCTTTTATTTTTGAATACCCCTCATCCCATATCCATTTAAATTTTTCTGGAGTATCTGTTTTAGTTTTATATTTTCCTCTAAGAAAATAAATGTATTTTTGTTGTTTATGACTAGCAGCAGGCATAATTATTTACCTTTATCTGAAATATTTTTTAATTGTACTTTTCTTTTTGTAATTTTATAGAATTATATCTTTTCATCTTAATCTGCCACTATATCAATTTGAATCTCAAGAGTATCGGGGTATAAATAAGTAAAATCTATTTCTATATCTGTATGATTATAATCTGGAACTTCTACCCAATAATCAAAAGAACCTTGTACTTTTCCAAATATTGTAATTATTACAGAATTTAAAGATTTAAATATTTTATCTCCTGTTAATTGATAAGCAGTTGCTAAAAGTCCTTCTGGGGTTATAGGTATAACCCCCTTAAAAGAATACTCAGCATGATTAGGTCCACCTTTTAATTTAAGTTGTTTTCCAAATACTTTTTCTATATTTATAAGTTTTGGCCCAAATAAATGAGTATACTCTTTTATATTTTCAGTTAAATCTACTTCATATTTTTTTGATCCAATTGCACAATTTAATATTTTATCTGTTCTACTAAAAGCACTTTCATATAATTTCATCTTATTTATTCTCTCTCTATTTTTTTCTTAAAAAATCTATTGCTTCTTTTTCAGTATTAAAAATATTAAACATATCTAATAATTCAACTATTCTAAATATATTATGAACTGCCTTATTCATATTACAAAGAACTAATATTCTTTTATTCTCTTTAAGAATTCTTGTTGTTGAAACAAAAATTCTAAGACCTGAACTACTTAAATATTCAACATCTTTTAAATTAAATATAAAATTACAGGATGTTTCTATATTAATAAATTCATTAATTTCTTTTTCTACTGTTTTAGATAAATAAGCATCTAATCTTCCTTTTAAATATAAGATTAATGTAGTATCTATTTTTTTTGATTCCATTTTTATCCTTTATTTAAGTTTAATTATATTTTCACATACACTACATTTATATATAATTATATATCTATCCTTGTAAAAATAATTCTCTTTTAGATATATTCCATTTTTACATCTTTTACATATCATAATTATATACCTCTTATTTATTTTTTATATTCCATTCACCGTATGATCTAAGATTGTATCTGTATATGAAAACATTTTATAATTTCTTAAATATTCTCCAGCGAGGTCACGAAAAATTACTAGACTTCCTGATGTCATAGTAACCATAGCAGAATCTAAATATAAAGGGGGTGTAAGTTTAACTGGTTTAACATATGTATGTATTGCTTTTCTTTTTATTTTACCAATCCAAGTAAATTTTAATTTTTTTACTTTTGAGGCTGATAAAGCTACATTAGGATATTTACTGTTATAAGTAATTATATAAATAGGAAGCGCACTACCAATAACTTTTTGTATAAAAATATTTTTACCAAATTTTTCAAGACCCAAATCTCTTATTAATATTTTACCAGCAGTTAAAAAAGGAGTATCAAACCCATAATCGTGAATGGGATTAAATGAATAAGATGATGTTTCTACTTCTATAAATTTCATTTATTTATATGCCTAATAACTTATTTTAATTATTAGTAATTTATTTTTTAATATTCTTTCTTAGTGAATTGCTATGAAACTGAAGACTTTATGGATTTCTTGCTTTGTTTTATTATGAATATTGATTGTTTTTTTTATTACTAATAGGGAACTATAAAATTTTAGAATTTTTTAGAAAAAGATACTATGGGCTAAAATAAAGTTTTACCATATTTTAAAATACTTTTTGCTAAAAATTCCTCTTGTAGTTTTAATTTACAGTTTTTAATAGCATTAACATATTCTTCATCTGTATCTTCATATAAAATATCAATTATGAAAAATTTTTTTAATTCACCTCTCAATTTTATTACCATCTTTACTCCGGCTTCATCTTGATCAACAACTAAATTTACTTGTTTGAATTTTTTTAAATAAATAATTTGATCCAAACTTATTTGTGAACCAAAAGTACATGTTACATTTTTAGAAATATTATTCCAAATTTTTGGAATTGAACCTATCCCTTCTACAAGCCACAAAATTTCATTATAATTTAAATTATCTATATTAAAAATTGTTTCTTTTATTCTTGATCCTGATTCATATTTAACTTTCTTATCTAAAAGATAAAATAATACTTTATCTATTATTATCTCATTTCCTTTATATAGTTTATAATTGGTAATATGAATATTATTATCTTTACAATGCTGTTTAAAATCTTCATTTAATTGTTCATAAGATAAAGAACAAGAATTATAGTAAGTTTGTAAATATTCTATTTGCATAAGTTTTCTAAACTCTGTAAGACATATGCTTTTATTAGAATCTATAATAGGAAAAGCAAAATAATCACAATATGGATCAGTAAAACTTCTAACAATTTTAAATTCTTTACAAAATTCTTTTGTAAATCCCCTTTGTTTTAAATAATAAAAATCTTCTGGTTTATCTATTTCTTTATGTATAAAGTTATAAATTAGATCTTTATTTATACTAGAATTTTGTATTTGTTTTTTTATTTTTGGTTGTATTAAAATTTGAGGAGTATAAATATAATTACTATTTCTTTCTTTTAATAAAGAAGATATATTTTTTGATTGACCACATTTAAAACAAGAAATAACACCACTATTAATATTAATAGAAGCATTACCAAAAGAATGATCATTATGTAAAGGACAGATAATATCAATCCATCCTTTAGAATTTGGTTTATTTTGATGTTTTATATTTAAAGTATTTAATGCAGAAATTATATCAATATTTTTATTGAAATTATCAAACATAATTTATTTTATTTCTTCTCCTTGAATCTCTTGTTCCATGTAATTTTTTCTTTAATTTTCTTGGAAGCTTTAAAAATAATTTTTTTAATAACTTAGTATTATCGGAAGTACATCTAAACTCTCCAGAAAAATCTACAGGATTTATAGTTATTTTTTCATATATATCTTCTATAGGTATGTCAAAACTTATAAATTTTAATTCAACTCCGTTAATTGTTACTTCAGTTCCTGGTATTTCAGAATATATAATATCTACACAATTCCAGTTTTCCATCTAATCTCTTACTCTTCTTATAACATCTTTAAATGGATCAAATTCTCTTACTCCATATACAAAATATTTTCCTTTAGGTATATTTATAGAAGTATGTTCTTCATGCACCAGTACGGCTTTCTCTGAAGTAATGTCAAGATAAAATTCATCCGCTTTCTGTGTTGAATAAAGTATAGCAGTCCCTTTAATTATTTGATGTTTATGATTACTTACATTTGATTGCTGTAATAGTAAATGATTAAGTTTTTTACCATAATCTTTTTTAGCAACTTTACTTTCTTTTAAGATTAAATCACCCTGCTGATATTTTTTCATTTTTCTTCTCCCTTTTTATTTACTACCACAATTTTTACAAATCTTATTTTGTAATTTAATAGTTGAACAATATTCACAAACCTCAGTATCAGTATATTCATTAAATTCTATAATTCTTAGTATTTTAGGTATTTTAGGTGGTACAATTCCCATAATTATGCTCCTTTATGTTAACTTCACTGGTTTAATATATTCATCTTCTGAGTCTCTCCAAGCAAGTGCTTCTTCTACTGTATTGCAACTATTGACTACTCCTTCAAAATGATAAGTATCTTTTAATGAAGGATTTAACATTTTAAGATAAGTAGCATCAACATCATTTCCAATTTTAATCTTGTAAAGTTCATATACTCCATCTTTTGAAATATTAGTTGGCTTAGTTTTAAGTTTTTTAATAAATCTATCTATACCTAATTTTCTTAAAAGCTCTCTTCTCACTTCTACATTCTGTTCTTGTAAAATCATATTAACAGTAATTTTTTCTGGTTTAATATTACCAATTTCTTTTGTTACTTTTACTCCATTAAGATGATATAACTCAAATCCATTTTTATATTTAATACTTGCTCCAGTAAAATTATGTAAAACTTTATTTTCATTAAAATGAATTTCTATTGGCTTAGAGCATACAAAGCAAATATCGTCAAAAGGATAAATTAAAGATAATTCTGAAATATCTTTATATACATTAAAATTATTCTTAACTTTAATGTCTACGTCAAGATTTAATTCATTTAAGCAATAATCATAAAATGAAAAATAACCCGACATTAAATTCCCACCTAAATAAGGATAAACAAAACTTAATAAATTTTTTTGATTCCCAACTTGATTCTCAACTTGATTCCCAACTTGATTCTCAACTTGATTCCTAACTTGATTCTCAACTTGATTCCTAACTTGATTCCTAACTTGATTCCTAACTTGATTCTCAACTTGATTCCAAACTTGATTTTGTTCTGACACATAAATGCATACTGCTACCCAAGTATCATAAGGATTATCCAATACTACTACAGGAACTACTGGTTTTTCTAATAGATGAATATAAACATTATCAATAATTTCTTTTGTTCTATCAAAAGAGGGTTGTTTAGTCGATAGACCAATTTCTAACCATTTATTTTTGTAGACTTCTAATTGTACTTCTTGTTTTTTAGTTAATTTTTTAATTTTTTTCATTTATATTTTTCTCCTTATTTAAAATTTTTTTATCCTTATAGATAAAATTATTAATGATAAACTACATATGTTTAATATATATTTCTTTTATTTTTTCAAACTCTTCCTCAGAAATAAAAAAAGTATCACCATCAGTATTTAAAATTATATATTGTTCACTAATTAATTTAAAACTTTCTAATCCCTCTATTGGAAAAAAACCTGCATCGCATAAAAGATAATTACCATTTTTTGATAGTACAATTTCAAAAGTTTCAAATTCAAATACTTGTTCAAAAGTATCATCAATTTCTAAAGTTAAACTCATATAATTATTTCTCCAATTTTATTTTTTATTAATAAAAGAATTATTTTTCCTAATACCATAATTAAACTCCTTTTTTCTAAAATCAAAAATTTTATTTAAAAATATTTTAGATTTATCAACAGTTTTTTTAGTAATTGATTTTTCTTCTTGTTCTTTACTATCTCCATTTATTTTATATAATTCTTCAAAAGTTGCTTCTTGTTCTTCAAGTTGTATTATTTCCCATGAACCACTTCGTAATAAGTATATAACTTTAAATCTATCAAGTTGATTTTTAAATTCTAAAAAATTATGTATATTGAATTCTTTATTTATAAATTCAAAAAATTGATAATAAGATAATGAATCTCTTTCATTAGGATTTAAAGAAGAAACAAATATAACTCTATCATTTTTATTTTGAAATAAAATTATCCAATCCATTAAATAATCCTTACAAAAAATTTAAATTTTATAATTGCCACATAAAATGCAAAAGTATAATGATTAAAAAATTTATTCCAAATTATATAAATATCTTCTAATGAGATGTCTTGATAATAATAATATTTCATAAAAATTCTATTTCTATTTAATAATTCTATTTATTCTTCAATATCTATTTTTAATAAATTTTTAAAATATAATCTAATTTGTCGTTTATAATATTTTTTAGTAGTATGTTCTTCGTTGTTTTTTATAGATACAAATTCTCTAAGAAGTATTACAGAAGGTTCTGCAGTTATATTAATATTAGATTCTATTCCTTTTTCATTTACTTGTTCTATATATTTTAGTTTTAAAGAACACAAATATGGAATAATAATTTCATTTTCTTCTTGATTAAAAGCGTCTATTGTTGCATAAGTTAATATAGCGAAGAGCACGTCGCGAACTGTCCCTTGATCTTTAGATGATAAAGCTACTATTTTAGAAAATGCTTGCTTTTCTTGTTCAGAAAAAATCATGTATTACTCCTTATATTTTTACCCTAATAATTTTTCTAATTTTTTATATTTACCAGGTTCTACTTCTTTAAGTCGTATATTAGAATCTTTTAACATTTCTTCTAATTGTTCTTTTGTTATTTGTTGTCCATCTACTTCAACTAATTGTTCCATCTATATTCCTCTTAATTATATTTCTATTTTAATCCATTTTTCTAATAAACTATAATTATGTAAAATATTATTTAATATATTCACATTATATCTATTTTCATCTTTTATAATTCTTAATCTTTCTCTATATTTAGATTTACCTAAAAATAACATAATAGCTATTAGATATTCTAACGAAAATATCTTAAATTTTTTACCTCTTATCTGTACATTATTAGGATGATTAAAAGCTTCTTGAGTAAGTTTATCTCCAGGAACTAAAAATTGTATTGGATTACCTTTTATAATTAAAAATTCACCCTCTTCTTTTGCCTTATATTTATTTTTTAAAAATTCATATAGATCAGTAAGACTAAATAAAATTCCTTTTTGTTTCTTTTTAATAAAAACATCAATATCATCTGTTAGATGAGGAGTAGAATAATATAAAAGAGCTGTAGCTTCTCCAATTACATAATCTTCTATTATATTATTTTTTTCTAAATCATTAAGCATATCTATAATTTCTGGCATTTGAAATGTTTCAGAAAATTTATATCTAATTTTATTGAAAAATAATGCTTTTTCTTGTAATCGAATTAATGCGTTAAATTTGATAATATAAGAACTATTTAATAATTTTTTTTGATAAATATTCTTAGATTCTTCAATTTTATATGGTATATATTTTTTCATATTTTAATTACCTATATATAATATATAAAAAATATTTAAAAAATTAAACTATTTTTTATATATTTTAATCTTCTTCTACATTTATTTTATATTCATCGAATCTATTAACATAAGATTTATTTTTTTCTTTTAATTTATTTAATCCTTTTTTTCTAATTTCTGCAAATTCTTTAAGATTAAAATCAGTATATTTATTTTTACTTGTATAATAATGTCTACCTTTTAAAGATCCATCTCTTAACGATGAATTAACAAAACATTCAAATGAAATATCTTCAATAGTCTCTTTAAGTTTCTTCTTACCAATTTTACTTTCTAATAATCTCCAACTTTTTCTTGATCTTATATTTCTTTCTTTTAAATTATATTTACCTTCTTCATTTATTTCAGGTTCTTCAGAATCTATATTAATATTATTTAATTCTGTATCAAAATCATCAGATTCATCTGAAATAGTTTCTCCATTATCTTTAGCTTTTACTGCTTCATCTACCCAAAAATCTACAGTAGAAGCGTCATAAGGTAGAAATTTATGATATATAGTTTTAATAAGTTCAGGTGGTAATTTTTCTCCACCAGTAACTCTATCCTCTATTGCTCCTATAATATTATTAGCAAGATCAAGTAATGAACTTTGAGCAGAAATTAAATCATTGTTTGTTTGAGCTTCTGGATAAGGCATAGATAAAGAAAATTCTATTTCATCTAACTCAAAATCCCCTGTATGCATTAAATGTATTTTAATAAGTTGAGAAATATTATTTAAAAGTATGGATTGAAATCGATAAATCATTCTTGCAAAGGGTTTAAATTGTTCTATATATGCTACTCCTGAATCTCCAAATCCCGAATCACTAGGATCTATAAGTTTTCT